TTCAAAAGCATAAATTTCAAACCGTTGATGCAAAAACCTAACCGGAAATTACTGACCAGGGCTATGATATTTACATTGTCTCGGAGCGGTATTGGGCAGAAATGATTAAAGACAACATTTAAGAACGAGGGCCTCATGTTTGGACTAAGCCTGCTTCAGCTCACCTTGGCCATAATCGCGCTCCTGGCCGCCATCGCGCCGTTGTTTATCTGGCGCGGCGTGAACCGCACAAACCGACTGCTGGTCCTCCATCTGGAGCGATTAAGCGTAGACCGAGAGGTAATCCGCGAAGCTTGGCATTCGGGCGGAAGTGAATTGCCAAACCTGGGCGCATCCAAGCGTTCAGTAGAGTAAAAAGATGACCCTTATGAAATCCACCCTTGTTTTGCTCCTGATCCTGACCATTTCCGCCTGCGGGGCAAAAGACGTTCCGACCTTGAAGGCGGACCCTGCAATTCATCGAACGGTCGTGGTGCCAGGAGATTTCCGGGCTGTCCATGAGCGTATCCGGGCAAAATCCCTGGAGTGCCACGAAGACATCCTCCTCAATCCGGCGATTTTTGAGAACAGCGAACTTCGTCTGGTTGAGGTTGTCGCGCTTGGCCCATCGAAGGAGACTCTCGTTTACTATTCCGTGAGTGAGGATTCGCCAGGAGCGACCACTGTTGATGTCTACAGCCAGTTCAAGATCCTTCACTGGCCCGATGTTGTCGAAACCGTTGTGATGGGCGCGAGGGGTGATTGCGGCTGCCCCTAGGTCGAAAGGATGAAGGCCTTGGCGATGTCTGTGCCCATTACAGTGCTGTCCACAATCCAGCCGTTTGTCTCGTTGTCTATCGAATAAAAGGCCTCCCAATCGAACCGCTGTGACCATCTGCGGACATACGAGAAGGACATGGACTCTGCCCCGATGATACGCAGTTGTGAATAGATCCCGCTATTTGCGACTGTCTCGAACACTCCCCAGTAAATCCCGGAAGCCCTTTCCACCATCATCACCTCCAGGCTAGATTCTGGAATGATGAAATAATTGAAGTATTCCGAGGCCGGGGTTGGCTTGGGGCCAAACTTCTTTTGAGCTATGGGAAGAACGATGGGCCGCTTTGACCCGTTGCCAGGAATAGTCATGCTGTATGACTTCAGGCCCCCATAAATAGATGCGTTGTAGGCCCCGCTTGCGGCCAGGCCCAGGCTTGTGCCCCCACCTTCTCCCCACCTGATGTTGAATGAGTCCGTCACTCTTGTGGTTTTTGCCGTATCGCTCAGAGAAAGCGAGTTCGCACTGTTGTAGACACGGAGGCAGTCTGTGGACTTGGCAGAAGATCCAGGGGTGTAAATATAAAGGGCCAACGAACCCTTTGGATTGAATGTGCGCCAATAGGGTCCGGACAAATAACCGCCGGAGTAAAGGTAATCCATCGTCATGTTCTTTGTATACATGTCGACAATTATCTTGTCATATAGTCCAGTGGTAGAGTTTAAGATTGATGTGCATATAACATTTCCGTAAAAATTATAACAAACAGGAAAAACAACGTGTGGCGTTGGGCTTGGAATAACATCAACAATCATGTAACCGCGCAAAAAATAACAATCAGTTACGTATTGCTCAGTGTCCCAACTTTCAGGGAAAGTGTTCTCGTCTACGCTCCATCCTGACATGAGCCCGAATGCGAGCTCTGCCATGCTGTTTTCTGTGATGTCATAATAATTCATGTCATCATATGCGCCTTGCGTGGTGAAATCATCCCACACAATGGTGATAGGTGTCCTGTCTGCTACATGTATAGTTTGCAAGTAACAAAGCGGCAAAGAGGATGCAGAAAACATTTGCTGCCCTGTAGGCGAAAATAAATTAATCATATATCCCTATTGCCCAGACTTGTATGATCCAGTTGTTTGGAGAGTAGTATGTCGGGTTTTCTGCCTCTGCGTATATGGTCATGCCCGTATAATTCAGTCCGTCCGCGCTCTTTACAAAATCCCAGTAGCACAGGTTTCTAGCCCCGTTTATTGCGGCCAGGGCGTTTGCCAGGTTGCTGATTGCTGGCGAGCGCGAAATGATGGCAAAGGGGTTCGCCGTAAGCGGTATTGGAGCGGGAAAGCTCCTGGGGAAAGCCTGGGCGGAATTGTTTGCCGTTCCGCCGATTGGATATGCTCGCCACGCTGGTGAGATCAGGAATTCGGCATTTCGAAAATAGTAGTATTGTTGAGAATCGAATACGAGATTCCCCTGGGCATCATACGTCTTCAGGGCCACGATGCTCATGTGAGGACACCCATTTCAACCCGCAGGACGTTCGCGCTGTCGTAAACGCGGAGCTTGCCACCTGAGAGCTCCAACCTTGCCCCTGTCAGGGCGGACTTGACCGTGGCATTTCCGCTGGCGTCGATGACGAACTTCCCGCTGCCCATATTGAGTGTTCCGGCCGTCACGGCCCCCAGGTTGGACGAGATCGCGGAAAGGGTTGCTACATCCAGCATTTCTGCCGTGACGCTTCCTGCCTCCAGTTCCGGCGTAAAAACGATGTCCGCAGAGAGCTTTTCCGCAGTGACCTCGCCAGCCGCGATTTTATCCGCAGTGATGGCCCCCGCCGCGATCTTGTCTGCCGTGATCTCCCCCGCCCCGATCATTCTGGCCACCAAGAGGCCGTCGATAAAAGCGTTACCTGACAGCCCCAGGGCGTTGACCCCGTTGACCTGGCCCACCGTAAAGATGGGCTTGTCCGGATATCCTGGCTTGCACACCATGAAGGCATCCGCGAGGACCCGGAAGACGGTTTCGTAGGTGCTGTCATCCGTCATGGCCGCAAGGGCTTCTCCGATGGTTGATCCTGCAAAGGCTGTGGCTGTAACAACAGGCTCCGCGCCGTCCGGGAAAAAACCGGACGTGTTCCTGGATATATCCACGGCACGGACCCAATAGGTGTATGAACTGGAAGAGGCGAGAGGGCCGTGATTCCAGGACCCAAGTTCGCCTGGATTGTTCACCGGTACTACCGCCGCAAGGGTGGCCAGGTCCTTGTTGGTTGAATCCCTTGCGACCCAGACTTCCACCGTTGCCAGGTCCGGATCTTCTGGGTTCGTCCAAGACACGCTGTTTTGCGTGAGTTGACCGTGGACAGTGAGTCCGGTTGGCCTGGCTGGCGCGGTTGTATCCACCGCGTTGGCATTGGACTGGGCCCAGGAGGAGGCAAGCCCGTGCTGACTCACTGACCTGACCCTCACATCATAGGAGTAGGCCCCGTCGACAGGGAAAGATGCTGCCCGGGCCTGGCCGCCGACTGCCGGAAGCATCGACCAGCTTGTTTCGCCAGTGATGCGAAAATGGACATCAAAGAGACCCACAGCTGTACTACTGGAGGGCACGGACCACGTTACCCACATCGTTTGCTGCAGGGCTCCGTTTGAGCTCTGGACGGCCTGCCCTTCCCCTGCCAGCACGGAGACAATGGACGGCGCAGGCGGTAGACCCGGTTGCGAGATTGGTGGTCTTACGATGACCGGGACTGTGGCCTCATACGTTTGGGATTCCAGATCGTAGAGGGCCGCGACATAGGGCCGCATAGTGATGACCGCGGTCAAGTCGCTGGAGGGTTCGATCTGGGTAACGACACAGTCCTCTGTGACTGACACGGAATCACCGAAAGAAAAGAGCTCGCCACCCTCTGGGGAGAGTGCCGCTTCAATGGGGGTTACCAAGGATAAGAGCGTCTGATCTCCTGGCACGTTGACCACCGGAGCCGAAAGGACTTCTCCGGAGAGTAGTTGGAAGGTCATTACGTAATTAGTGCCGGCCACCATCGTGCATGTGGTGTCCACGCTGACGGCGATTACCTGGTCGTTTACGTTGACCGTTACGGCCGTGATCCTGCCGGAGCACTGACCTATTAAAATTGCCGGGTGCGATACCTTGACCCGGTCGCCCCTGGTACAGCGTAAGAATGAGATCCAGGTCGTGAGCGAATATCTTTCAGGACGCAGGGAGAGGTCCGCGAGGTGGAAACGTGCCTGCCTTGCCACCTGGTCGTCATCGGTGATGCCCCAGAGCTCCAGGGGCTCGTATCTGCTGGCCGTGGCTGCTGTGAACCCGTCAGAATAAACGATAAGCTCAGACTGTTGGCAGCCTGCGCTTGCGTCCGAGTATTGGACCCGGAGCGCGTGGGGAAAATCCTCGTAGTCCCTGGACATGTCGAAGTCCCAGGAGTTCCTGTGCGAAAAAAGCATGACCGCGCTCTCGATGGGCTTCTCGAACGTGATCGAATAAAGGTTGTTTCTGTAGGCAAAAGAGGCCCGACCGACCGAGGCGATGTCCCGGAGGAGATCTGCGGAAATTGTTTCAGAATCAATAACTGCGTTGAAGTCCAGATCGTTGAGCTCACAAGAGGAGGCCCACGCGACAAATGTTGGGATGTCCAGGCTTGTCCTGGCTGCGGCATTCTTGGTCGCTGGTCCGCATAAAACGTCGCAGTACCACCATGCGGGGTTGCTTGATGGCTGCACAACCCATGCTGATCCTGTCCAAACGTCAACATGGCTCGAAACGGTCATGTTCAACCGGTCTATCACGCCGGAAAGCTGGTCTGTGGCCTTGATCCTCAGTTCCATTGTGGCCAAGGGCGGCAGGCTGGCGAAGTCGATTGGTGGCGTGTGCACGATTGACCGGAGGGCTGTCCATGCGATTTTGTTGTAAGTCTTGTCGCCAGTTGGATCTGGGGTCAGGCGCGTTACACGGACATCGTATTGGCCCCTTGAAACATTTGCCTTGTACGAGTTCCGAAAAGCAGAATTCTTGTTCCCGGAAATTGTGATAGGAAAGCCCGTCATAACGGTCCATGCGTCGAGAGTCCCGACAGGCCGGTAGTCGATAAGGAAGTCCACGGAAGAGGCAATGCGGGTTCCCTGGGGCGTATAGGCAAAGAGCCCCTGGTAAGCCGAAATATCGACAGAGAGCTCGTCAGAGTCTGGTTCTGATGTTCTTATGACGGAATTGTTTGCGGTGAGGGTCAGAGAAAGAGATTCTTCGTGTACGTCCTGCGTGTATAGGGTCAAAGGGCCGTCCGTTGGAAGGCCGGTCCTGATGTTGTACTCGACCCCGGCAAACTCTCCAATGGGAGTCTCCCCGATGCAGATATTGGACACAGTGACCGGCCCATATCCGATGACGAGGAGCATCCTCAAATATTGATCGTCGCCTGCCTGCTCTGTGAATGATTCAGCCCCCAGGGGTGGGTGGTACTTATGCCATGTGCCCATGATGCGAGGGATCGGCCCGAAGGGGTTTGCCCTGTTGCTGACCCCTGTCAGGGAGTATGTGGGCGATGAGGCGTTGTTGGATGCTGCCCCGGAAAGGGCCGACATCTTGGGGGTCTGAACCGGAGCGATGGCGTTGATCAAAAAGGATCCACCGATCATGATTCCCGCAGAAAGAAGCGCCCCGCCCATGGTTCCGGCGGCAAACATGGTGCCAGCCAACGGGGCCGCGTAGGGGGCCATAACTGCGATGGCAACCAACGCGATGGACATGACCGTGGACATCACGTTTTTGCCACCGCCACCGCCGCCCCCGCCCGTGGCCACCACGGCAATCGAAATAATTTCCTCTGCCTGGGGAAAGTAGAACATCAATTCTGATTTGGATATGCGCCGGTCGCCGCCGAAGATCCTGAGATTTTCGTCGGGCGCCGAGAGCAAAAAGTCGTAACCAGCGTCTCGAATCATCTCCGCAAGGTTCTGGCCTGTGGCCCGGCTTTGGATGTCACGCTCGTCCGTTTTAAGCGGGTGCGTGTGAATGACCAGGGTGGCCTGGCCTGCGTTACCAGCGTGCAAATCCATTTATCCTCCTGACCCATAACGGCGATGTGATTGATTCGACAGCGGGGCCACACCCCTCTTCGATGTGCATGAACTGGTCAGAGGAAACCATAACCCCAACGTGGAAGGGATGGCCCGCGATGCGAAGCCAAATAACGTCGCCGACCATCGGGAATTCTACGGACTTCCACTGCTGTCGCTCTCTTTGAAAGCGCTTGCCGAGCTCTTCCTTGTCCACGCTCCTGGAGTAGGCCGCGCCCTCGTATCTGGGCAGGCAAATTCCGAATTCCTCCTGGAAGATGAGCCTCACCAGCCCGTAGCAGTTGCACCCGGTGAAGGCCCCGTCTGTCCCTTCGTCATCCCATGGAACATCGAAATATTTATCGACCCAGGGCGCGATCAAGAGAACATCCCCACAAAGGACGCCGGGACGAAAGAGTGTGCCGGATACTTCTGATAAAGGAGATTTTCACCCGCCCGGAGCCGCCCGGTAACGGTCAGCATATTGGCCCTGACGTTGCGAAGGCTCATCGTCACGGGGCCATATTCGATTGTGTCAGGGCTTGATGCCAGGACGATGTAAAAGGTGGCCGTGGCTGCGGTATTGATTACGCGCGCGGCCTCTACAATCCTGCGATCCACGTTTGAGATGGAGAGGGAGAGCTCACCAAGGCGGTCGGCTGAATCGACAGGGAGGGTCACGGCGAACCGAAAGGGAAGGAAAGTTTTTCCCCCGGACACAATCTGCTGCGTATTATTGCAGACGCGAATGGGCTCTGAAAGGTCCGTATGGCCAATTTCCAGGCATTCGATAAACACCTGGTCTGTTGATTGGCTCAGGCACGCCCGAAGGGCTGCGGTCGATAGTGGGCGGCTCATACCAGCACCTCAAGGGAAAGAAGGGCTTGCCATCTGATCCCGTCTGCGCTGTAGTCTGGAGGGGCCAACATCCTGCAGTTCATGGCGGCGCCCGTCCTGGGGTTTGGAAAAATGAATTCCGTAAAGCCCCCGTAGGTCGCATAGAAGTTGTCAAGTATGGCCACCTGGGCCGCGGTCATTGACATGGCTCCGGAGATCTTCCCGACTGCCGCCGTGTACTTCTTTCGTGCCAGAGCTGCTCCGCCGTCCGGATCGTGCCTTACGGTATTATCAGGAGGCGTTTCTTTATAGCCGTCAACGAGAAATTTTTGCGGCAAGATTGCGGGCCAGGAAACGCTCATTTATGCCCCCTTGTATTGCGCCTTAAAGGCGGTCTGAATAGCCTGCCCGACCTTTTTGCGCTCAGTGATAGACCTGGCGACGATGTCTTCGATGACGATGTCGAGCCTGGTCCCGCCAGAGCTTTTGGTTTCTTTTACCGAGGCACCGGCGCTGGAATTGTTTATAACGTTAACGGTCACACTTGCCCCGCCGCCACGGACCCCCAAAGATCCGTCCGGTCCGCGCTTGAGCGGCATGATAGCTTCCGGGCCAGCCTCGCCCATAAGGTTGCCGCCCTTGGCCCAGAACTGCGTGGGCTGGCTGACGATAGTGTTTGAAAATTCGGAGATGCCAGGACCGGAGAAGACGTTGCCCTTGGCGCTGCGGGACATGAAGCTGGAAAGGGTTCCTGCGGCGCCTGCGGTCCCTGCTGCAGAAGACGCTCCCCCGCCAAACATCCCAGAAATGAAGCCGCCGGCTGCACTGGCCAGTGGACCCGTGATTGACTGCTGGATAGCGATGCGTGCCAGATCGGAGATGATCGAGCTGGCGAGGTCGGAAAACTCCATCTTGCCAGTGGTGACAAAGCTGACCAGCGCGTCTTCCATCCCCCGAAACCCGGAAGTGACCGCGTCTTGTGCAAGTTGCGCCGCATTGGTCGCGCTGTCTGCGTACTCGGCAAGGCCTCGCTTTGCGCCATCGGCCCATTCTCGAGACTCGGCCAGCTTTGCCTGGGACACCCACTGCGCTACGGCGATTTCGTCGCTACCCGCCGCCACATACGCGCGACCCTGCTCATCGATGGACGCCAGCTTGGCTGCTGTTTCGCCCAACACGATCTCGCGGTATTTCTCGGCAAACTCTGTCTGGAGCTGGAGGTCCTCCTGGCTTATGTCGCGCAGGTAGGCCGCCGCCCTGGACTTTGCCGCCTCCATACCGGCGTTACGCATGAGCAAGCCGTCTTGAGATTCCGTAAGCTTCAGGCGTCCGGCAAGTTGCATCTTGTCGAGCTGATCGAAAAGACGCTCTTGTTCTTTAAGGGATTTCTTTTGTTCGTCGGACATAGAGCTTAGTCCCGACACGGCGGCAGCAACAGACCCACTGACCGCCGCAACACCCGTCGATGTTTGGCGCTCTACTGTTTGCCAAACATCGACAAATGTTTTTCCCACCACCTGGACTGCTGTGAGTCTTCGTTTTTCAAGTTCAACAATTTGATCGTCGATTTTGTCGAGTTCGCGTTGTGCCATCGCGCCATTGTCCCCGCCTGGGATTTTTTGCGCTTGGCGTATTTTTCTTAACGCATCTTCTCGTCTTTTCAGGAGGTCATCCAGGCTTTCCGCCTCGCCTCCAGAAAATAATCCGCTAAGCAAGTTGTTGTATTCTTTCTCGGCCCTTCCTCTCACTTCTGCGTGAAAATCTTCGAAGTCTCCGATACCCCCTGTGAGGCTATGCATGTACTCAGCTGCAGTCTTAGCCGCCGCAGTGAGGGCAAGAACCTTGGCGACAATTACCCCGCCCTTTGGGCCAAGTAGCGCATACCCGAGAATCCCACCCCCGACGGCGGACTGATATTCTTCTGGGACCAAAGAAAGTATTTCCTTTCCAACCCCAGCTACTTGGGCAACTGCTGGGATCACGCTGTCGGTCAAGACACCGCCAACATCCCTGAGCGCCGGCACCAAGGCAGTTCCAATCTGCCTGCCGTACTCGGCCATTTCCCCGAATGTCCCGGCAATCTCGTCGTCGTGCGCCGCTACAAATTCCGCAAATTCTCGCACCGAATCATTGACCATCGGCATGATCTCGCCGCCGATCTTGATCAGCGTGTTCGTCATCGTGTTGCGAAACAGATCGTCCACGGCTTGCGTTGAGTCTTTCCACTGCCGGAACGCCTTGTCGGCAGCTCCGGCCCGCTGCTCCATAGCCTGTAAATTCGTGTTGTATTGCGCAAACTCTCCACGCGAGAGCGCCGCAACAGAAAGAAGGGCCTCGGAGCTTTCGAATAGCTTGGCCACTGATTTGCCCGAGCTTGTGGCGTATTCCTGCAACCGCGCGAGCGTACCGGCCAAACCGAATTGTTCGATGGCGGCTTGCCCGGAGCTTGCGCCGATCCCGTCAAGAGCCTCCTGCATGTCCTTGGTTGGCTTCATCAGGTTGACGAGCATCATGCGGTACTGTGTCGCGGCCTGACTTGTGCTGCCTGCGGTCAGAGTGACGGCGGCGAGGGCCGCACCCATTTCTTGCTGCTCGACGCCAAGCTGTTTGGATATGGCGGCAACGTCGCCGATGACAGGGATCAACTCTGCGAAAGAAGTCTGCCCCTGTTTTTCAATAGTGAAGAGCAAGTCAGCGGCATCTGCCGCTGTCTTCACATCTCCGGCATAGCCAGCCATCACCTTTGTGATACCCTTGATGACCTCAGCCTGCGCAACGTGCGCAGCTTTGGCGGTCTCGGTGCTACTGGTCAGCGTGTCCATAGCCTTGACCGGTTCTGTGATGCCTGCCGAGATGACCTGGTAGTATCCCTGGATAAGTTCTGTCGCGTTGCCCAGTTCGGCGGGGACCTCTCCAATCTTCGCCGCAATCACGCCCATGGACTCTTCTGTGACCTTACCCATGTCGCGCAAGGCCGCGTCGTATTCGCCATATGATTGTCGGATCTGGCCAAGAGCGGCAGCCCCAGCCAGACCGACAAATGCGTTCTGCAGGTTGAGCACGTTGCGCTGCATGAGCTGCAGTTCCGTGCCCATCCTGCGCCCTGCGTCGGCCACGACTCCGGAGAGTTGGTCCTTGCCGCTGATGATAATCTGGGTCGTTGCAGTGCTCATGCTTTCCTCATGTGTTCAAGGGCCTCCCTTTCAAGCGCCCTGATCCTGCCCAAATTAGCGGTGTGCATCTCGACGCCCATGGCTTCGGCCACCAGCCACACGGCAGGGTAGTCCAGTCCGACGGGCCCGGACATCGAGGCCCGCCATTGCGTCTGAACAGTCGCCCAGAGGCTCCACGCTGGCTCGTTGTCCGGGGCAAGCTCCGGGCACCGTCCAGGACATGCCGCGCAATCCAGTGCCTTGCCTGACTGCCGCGACGCCTTGATACAGGCCTGGCAATAGGTCAGGCCGTCGCCGTGCCATCGCCAGACCTCAAGAAGTTTTTTACAGATTGCGGCCCCAGGATGGAGTAGTCTGCGGTGACTCGTGCCAGGTGTGCGGCATCGGCACCGGCCCATATGTCGAGAACTTCAGGGGTCAAATCCGGGTACGCCAGGCCGATGACCTTGTCCTGGTACTCGGTGGCGGACATGGCCCCGGACACGAGGTCCTTGGTCAGGGCTTGGACTTCTTTGACCTGCTGCCTGGTCAGTGATTTGAGAGGATGGGCCTTGCCGCTTTCGGGGAGAATGATTTCATACATGGCTGTCGCTCCTATGACTCGGACGCGGGGACGGGGAGCGACTACCGCCCCCGCGTCCGCCACCGCCCGAGGGTGATGGTTATGCGTAGCTTGCGATGCTGTTGGTCAGCACGACCTTGAGCACGCTGGCGTCGGCTCCATTACCGAAAAACCCGACAAAGCCGAGTTCCTGCATCACGCCACCGGGGCCGCTGAGAGAGCGCCCGGCCAGCTTGTATTCCAGCTCGGGCACGTGCACGGCCAGCGTGTGCGTGCCGTCTGTGAGGGTCAGTATCAGCGCAGACTCCGTGCCATCATAAGCCTTGCCAGCCAGGGTCAGATCACTGAAGAGCGCGGTCAGGGTGCCGTCAACGCTGACGATGCCTTCCGGGATGTCGCCCAACACACCGCCGCCGCCGACAACATACTGGCTTGTATCAAGCCCCATGTTGGCGTTGATGGCGAGTTGCGTGACCGTGGCGATACTAGACCCTCCCTCGGTGATACTGCTCTGGAAGTTTTGCGCCCGGGCAAAGCCGCTGCTGGACGGGGTTTCGTCGTAAGCGGTGGTGCCCGTCTCGTCTTCCGTGGCGCCGACCACGCCCAGGCTTGCGGTCAGCTCGCCGTCTCCGCCCACGGTCAGGCCAAGCGTGCTGATCTTGATGCCGTTCTGCTTGGTGTAGTAGCTGGTCGCGCCGACGACTTCCTTTTTGCAGGCCACCAGGGATGGCTGAGTGTCGCCCAGTTTAAAGGCGTGGACATACGGGCCGGTTCCGGTCGTTGTGGGCGGGCCGAACATAGCGCGGAGCCACCATCCAAAGGACAGATAGTCCACTGGGACCACCGCGTTGCCGCCCACGGTCAGGTTGCCGCGAATGGGCTGCACCGGGTTACGGGAGCCGGTAATGGTTTGCGGGGTCGTGAGATTGCGCTCTGCTTTGACGTCCCACGAGTTGATGGGCATGAGGATGCCGGCAGGGGTTGTCGGGTCCTGCCCAAGCGTGTCCTCGAAATCAATGACGACCTGGCTTTTATAGCCGCGTGCTTGTGCCATGGGGCACCTCCTAGAGGGTTATTTCCGCCCCGATGAGCTGGGGCACGTTGATTGTGATGTCCATCATCCCTAAAAACAGCGGGAACTGCTCCAGCGCAGCGACCGCGAAAGTCCTATCGGTCAGCGCAATGGCCGACGAAGCGCTGCACAGGCTTGTCCATATTGCCTCGCCAAGCCTGTCCGACTTGAGCAGCCCGTTGTATTTTTTCGACCTCCCGGACTCGGTGACGGTATCGTCCGAGATCAGCCAGTCCACCGAAACAGAATACACATGCTCGGAAGATTCCTGACCGCCACGATTCGTCCCGGGGACGATTACGATGCAAGGGGCGTCATCTGCGCCGGGCATGTTGCGCGTGTCTTCGCCGATGATGACTTTCGGCTCTGCGCCCGTGTCTGCCACCCATACAGCCGTCAGCGTGGCGTCGGCCAAGAGGTGGTCGCTGAACTTGTTCGCCAGGTCCGAGTTTGTGATCACAGGTTATCCCTCACGTATGCTGTTGCGTTCTTGCCAGAGAAGCCACGGACGTAGGCGTGGATGCGCAGTTCGAATTTGCGAAGCAGGTCCTTCCCGTCATCATCCCAGACGGGCTTGACGAGCGGGCGACCCGGGACATTGATGGTCGTCTTGTCGAGACCGAGTCCTGAAGCAAAGAAATGTTTTCGCATTTTGGTCGTGACCGGAATGTCGTACCCTTCCTGGAGCTGGGCAGCGAGCTTGCGAGACTGGAATGACATCCACCCAACCTTGACCGTCGAGTCCGCCTTGCTGACCACGTAAGCAATTGGCGACTTCCCGGCCTGTCCTCCAGCTCTGCCGAGTTGGCCGTAAAAAGAGCGGGCGCGTGTCTTTCGCAGGCGTTCGCCACCCTTGACGCTGGCGTCCTGTTGCTCCTTCACCCCAGACATTGACTCCCACTTTGCAGATCTGGAGCCGCCTTGCCGCAGGGCGGCCAGCATCTTGATGCGCAATTGGTATCCGATGGACTTGAGAGCGCGGTTGAACTCGGTAGGGAACTCTTTGGCCAGGTGCCGCAGGTACTCGCCGCCGCCGTCAAGGACGTCCATGCGAACGCCGAAAGCTTTGTCGAAATAGACGGGGTTGCGACGTTTTTTGAGCACCATGGTGAATTCGCCGTTGACTTGGCGCTCGACCCACTTGCTTGTGGTGACGTAGCTATCCGGCGTAAACTCGCTCACTTCTTGCCCCTCACGCCAGTCTCAACCATGACCCGCCATGTTCCGGCGGTGCGGTCATTGATCAGCCGGTTGACGTCGACCACGGTCCAGACAGTCCCGTCTGCTTCTGTGACCGTGTCGCGGTAGCCGACGGCGGCCACGTCCGTTTTGCTGACGCGGACCATGGCCACGCGCTGATTGCGGCCAGACACATCGGTCTTGCCCTCGGGCTGGTCGGTGATGAGCGCCGGGACGTCGGCCGTGGCCACGCCTGCGGCAGTGGTCCACGTTACCGGTTGGCCCGTTTGGATCAGTATATTTCTCACGTCTTCCTGAATACTCACACCGCCTCCCGCGCAATAATCGCCGCCTCTGCCTGCCTTCGCAAAACCAGCCCGGGCAACTTCCTGCCCCCACCAAAAACCCACCGCACGATCTCGTCACAAGCGCAGTCCCAGTCCTCGGCATCGATGCGTTTCTTGAGGGTGCTGGACTTGTACCTGGTGATCCCCAAATTGTAGACGAAGTCGGCGATCGCCTGGGCTATCTCCGGGTAGAGGGCGAGCCCCGGTGATGCCTTGATTGTTGCCATATAGTAGGCCATGGCGTCGGAATCGAGCCGTGCGTCGGCCTGCTCCTGTGTCCACGTTGCCCCCTTGGCGATGCCGGGACCTGTCGCGCCCCATCCGAGCGTCCAGACGCCAGCGGGGCAGAGGTAGGCCAGGAGCCTGCAGCCTTCGAAGCGGCGGATCAGGGTTAGGAGTATCCGCAGCATTATCGACTCACCTTCTTGCGTAGGGCGCGATCCACAAACCAGAACGAGATGATCGAGGCGGCGATGGCTTTTTCGTCGCTGGAAAATACGGTCAGGAGCGCGGCCGGCGTCGACATCCCGTACTGGAGCAGGCCCCAGAACTGCACCGCCATGGCGGTCGAGTAGAGGATGATCACCCACCAAAAAGTGATCAGCGGACGCATCAGTGAGTTAATCGCGTCCACCCACTTGATGCCGGTCTTCGTGCCCTGGGCGCGGGTCGCAGAGATAATCGCGTCTATCTCCTTGGCCCCAAGCGTGACCTCTGCCTGCGCATTGATCTTCTGGATCTCCATTTGCATCATGGCCCGATCCACTTCGAGCTGCTGCGCCAGCATTGCCAGCTCGTGCTTGCGCTCGTCGCGCTTGTCGAACCATGCAAGAATTTCTGGGAGGAACCGAGAGAGGATCCCCAAGAAGGTCCCAATAAGCGTCAGCATTTCGCACCACCTCCGCCGTTGTGGTTCGCGAGTATGAGCAGCAGGCGGTCGGACTTGTCGTCCTGTCGCCGCATCCATTCGAGGATCTCGCGCTGATGGCTGGCAATCCTGTCTTGGCACTCTCGGCGACAAGCAGAGCATTCCGGGGCGGTAACAGACGCCGCCCGCAAAGATGCGTTGGCCTTGTTGAGCTCGTCCACCTTGGCCGCGAGATCGGTTATCTTGTCGTCCATGTTTTTGAGGTTGCGGCCGAGGCTCCACTTGAGCACCCCGGCGATGGCTCCGGCCCCGGTAAGCCCGACAGTCACGCTGATCCCGATTATCTGTGGCGTCATTGCCTCCACGCAGACCTCCTTACTTGCCGTCCGGCAGGTCAGCATCCATGACGTCCTCGATTGTCTCTGCCGCGTCGACCATCGCCTTGGCCGCAAAGTATCCGAGCATGACATGTTGCCCGATCATGGCCTTGTCGTATTCCAGCACGTCCATGATTGCTGCCGCACCGCCGTAGCCATCCAGCATCTCCTGGACGTAGGCGCGCAGGCGCGCGATGATCGTCGCGTCGGTGACGAGTCCCGCCTGAATCGCATGACAGAGCAGCACTGCGCGCAGCACATCGGTGATCGTGTCCGGGTCGTCGCCGATGGCGGCAGCCAGAGGCTTGCGCATTTTGAGCTTGAGGTACCTGGTGCGCGCGAGCTTTGCTTTTTCAAGCTCGGTCTCTTCGCCGGTCAGCAGGCGGCCGTATGTCTGGAACTCCATTTCGAGCTGTGTCATGCAGCGATCCTCGCCTTGTGCGCCTGCGGGAGGCGGTTGAACATTTCCTCATTCGCGGCCAGCGCGCGGCCGATGTGCCCCATGCTGGCCGTATCTTTGGCATGAGCTATCAAGGACCATGCGGTCGCGTCCTTGTTTCTGGCCACGGCCCTGTTGAACTTGTGCAGGCTGTAGCGACGGACCAGGCGGCCCCAGGGCCATGTCCGGTAGCCGACGAAGTTGACGCCGTCCCGGACCTTGCCAAGCGACCAGTGCGAAAGATTGAGGCGTAGGCGCGTGGCCAAGAATTCTTCCATGGCCTCTTTGACTTCCACCGCTTCGTCCCGGCCCATGCCGAACATGACCATGTCGTCGACGTAGCGGACATAGTTGCGAAGCTTCAGCTGGCGCTTGGCGTAGTGATCGGCCTCGTTCAGGTAGATCAGCGCGAAAAGTTGAGAGAGCAGGTTGCCGATAGGGATGCCGACGTCGCCAGGACCTCCTGTAAAGAGGGCAATCACCGCGAGCATCCTGCCATCTTTTACCTTTCTGGCGATAAGGCTGCGCAGGATCTCGCGATCGATGGAGTAGAAGAACTTGCGGACATCGAGTTTGAGCAGGTAGCTCTCCGGGTCGCAGGTGCGCAGGGCGTGCAGCGCATAGTCACTCGCGCGGTGTGTGCCCTTGCCGATCCTGCAGGCGAAGGACTGATCGATAAAAGACCTGTCGAAGACAGGATAGATGACCTTGTAGATGGCGTGCTGCACGACCACGTCGCGAAAGTCCGGCGCCAGGATCTGTCTGGGCTTGGGCTTTGCAACCATGAATTCGCGGTAGGCCCTGGGCTTGTAGGCCCCGGACATGATCTCTTCGCGCAGGGCCGACACCTCGGCACCGAGACGGGCCGCGAAACGCATGCAGGCAGCCTTGCCGCGCTTGGTGCGGCGGGCCTGCAGGTAGGCGTTGTACAGCGCGTCCTGGGTGAACGCCTGGTCAAAGATGTTTCCAAGGCGCTTCATAGGATCCCTCTCAGGCGTTCGCTGCTGCTACCAGAATGAGAGGGTTTACAGAGTTCGGCCTTGCGGCCGGGATAGACAATCCCTGTGCTCCACGATCTCAGTTTCGAGCATGAGGAGGGAGCGCAGTCGCAGCGAAACCCATTGTTGTTGTTCGCGTTCGTACGAGCATTGTTCAAATTGAGCGCGCACACGCCCGCATTCGAACCATTGTTCCAGTTGCCACCAGAGAGAGCACACAGCTTGTTGCCTACCCCAAATTTTACCATGCCCCGGCCTCCTGGGAGCGCGAGATCCACGCGCCGATCATCTTGCCGAGTTCGTCGATATGCCTACTGATGGCCATATAGCGCTTTGGCTCAGTCCCTTCGTTGTCGTCAGCCACGCATTTGGTGAACCCAAAGTACCCAAGCTCGTGGGCAAGAAAGACCTGCATGCGCAGCTGCTCGTGCGCGATGTCCAGCGCCGTGAGCGTCGTCTTCTTGTGGTACCGCTTCATTCCCTCGACGATCAGATCATAGACCGCGTAGGCCGTGGTCCGGATCCGCGCGCACAGAGCGTAGCGCTCGTGCTTGGGGAAGTGGTTCAGGTAGATATTCATGAGTCGCATCGTCTCCATGAACTTTCTGATCAGCGGGGCCTGGGTGATTTCAATTTTCATGTATTATCCTGTGGCGCTATCGCGCCACCTAGCCAGGGTAACAGGCGCAGCGAAACCCATAGCCGAAGTTCGCGTGCGTACGAGCATCGTACAAATTGAGCGCGCACACGCCCGCACGCGAACCACCGACCCAGGAGCCACCAGAGAGAGCACACAGCTCGTTTCGAATGTATTGGTACAGCTGGTCAGTGCCAAAGAGGCTGGTGCCTCCGGACGATATGCCCCCGGCCTGGGGGATGAGGAGGCCTGTCAGAACATGTCCGTCCCCGGACGCGTCCTCGGAAAGGACCTGGTTTGATCCGTTTCCAAAGCGCATGCTCATGCTTGTGCCGCCTGCCTCGACCAGAAACGGAAACTCTATGGCGTCCATCATGGCCGCGACCCCGGTCGCGCCCCAGTGGTCCGTCACTTCCGAGTTGCCGCTGGTGATGTCCCGCATACGGGTCGCTTCCTTGGCCGCAAAGAAATCGCCGTAGGCGATGCTGCCTCCGGACGTATAGGTGCCGAACGCGGTAGAGTTGACGCCATCAAGGCTGATCGTGTTTTCGTCGACGACCGTGGCCGTGAAGAGCTTGTCGCTCAGTTCGGTCATGCCGCCGGCGCTTGTGACCTGAATAGCCCTGCCCACCGTCAGCCCGTGGCCGGGGACCGTGAGGACACACGGGTTTGCCTTTGTCGCTCCGGTGATGCTCTTGGTTGTCGCTATGCACGTGATGCCGAGAGTCGCCTCCCACATCAGCCCGTTCATGTCGGTGACACCGCAGGCCTGGCCGTTATGTGTCGTCTTTTCAAAGGGCGTCCCGCTGCCGGTGCGCCCGCAGTTTGAATACCCGTCGGACTGGTAGGCCACCTGGGAGTCGTTGGTGTCCTTGAGGGCGTTGTTGTTGCACCCCTTGGGGAAGTTCGTTGACGCTGGCGGGTCGAACCATGCGGCGGTAGAGGGGGACGCGCACGCCTGACCGTGGGCGATGGACAAGATCGCCAGTGCCGCGAAGATAAACCTGGAGCTGCAAAAGAACCTGGACGTTGCTGAGGCTGCGCCGTCGACGCCGTCGCGCGCCTTCGCTGCGTCAACGAACGCCTTGAGCTGATTGACGGCCCCGGACGCAGTCAGGTCCGCGACCGGGTTGTGGTCCGAGGAGGCGGCAACCGGCAGCCCGTTCTTGATGGACGAGCCGACAAAACCAGTGCCGAGGGCGTTCTTGCTGCACAGATACTTATCGACGAAGAACCCGGGCTGCTCCACGCCACCGTCAATAAACGCCCGGTGCAGGGCGTAGCCGCCAACTGCGGCGGCAGCCCTGCTTGCGAAGGTCTCTGCGCCGACGACGTGTATGTCGTTCGGCGTAAACCGCGCGTACGTCGGGTTGGATGCGTTATTGATGCGGTAGAAGAACTTCGGCACCCAGACCATGACGCTGCCGTCGCTGAACTGGTAGTTGCCATAGTCCGGGCTGATCGGGTCGGCGTAGCCAGGCATGGGAGTGAAGCCCGCCGGAAGGATTCCCGCCGGGCAGACGCCAGCGCCAAAGCCGAGTTGGCCGGGGATGCCGATGTGCAGCGCAGATGCCTGACCGGATGCAGGCAGCCACCCCGCGACATTGTCCGCACCGATGGCCAAAATCTTGGCCCCGATCGGGGAGATGGGATCTTTTGAAAGATGGATATCAGGCATTGCGCACCCCCAATTCGACGCCGCCCACGGTCAGCGGAGCGCCGTTGATTGTGATTGGGGCGGCCCCTGTCGGTCTCCACGAGATCGCGCGGCAGAGCGCGCGGGAAATGCTGCGTGCGAATCTGATCATCACTGCCTCACATAGATAGTAAGAGCGGATGGACACGGATCGCTCTCGTCAATACCGACCACGTACGTGCCGCCGTCCGGGGTATCGATGACTTCGCACAATACAGGCCCTGAAATTTTAAGCACGGGGAGGATAGTGCCATCGTCCATTTTCTGGCTGACCGTCACGATGTGAGTGGTCATCCCGACAAAGATGAGCTTGGCTCGCCCTGGTGCCCCGACCTCGACAGCGGAGTCGCGCTGCAGAGTGAGTTCTCCCGAGTCGCCAGCTGTCGCTATTTCAATTTTGCGTTCCATCTTGCCTCCAGATCACGCGATCTGTCTGTCGTAGTGTTCCTGGCACTCGGTGCACCTGGTGCATCCTGGCTGTGCCTTACGCCTGGCTTCGGGAATCGGATCCCCGCACTCTTCGCATTCTATTGCGGTAGCGGTGGGCACAGGTGCAGATCTGCGAGCAGCCAGAGCGTCCGCTCTGATCTCGGCCTCGCGCGCCGCAGCTATGTCAGCGAAATCTGCCATATCAATCCTGTAAAGCGGCCCTGGACGCGTGGTGCGTTGGACGCCTGCGCCCAGGGCCTATCACTGGGGGGTGTGTTATCTGGTCAAAAGCACCGTGACGGTTGCGCCTGCTGCAGCCTTGGCCGCGACTGCGTGGCCCATCAGGATGTTGCCTGCGCTGGTGGCCGTGGCGGCTCCCGCTCCCGAGCTGCCGCCAACCGGGTCGCCGTCGGCATCCCAGTACACTGCGGCACCGAGCGCGATCTCGGCAGTGGCTGCAGGTACGGTCCACTCTCCGGTGACGGCCATGAGGCCTTCCGCGCCGTTGGCGACATCGGCCAGGCACACGCCGACAATGGACCCGACCACGACCACGTCGTCTTCATCGTAGTCGGCGCCAGCCGTGAAGGCCACGGTCTGGCCAGCCAGGGCGGTCTGCGGGGTGTAGATGCTATCGCACCAACCGAGCAGCACGCGCACGGTTCCGACCGCTGCATCTTTTCCAGCTACGGCGATGCCGATGGGGGTGTTGTTGGAGCTGGTCGCGGTAGCCGCGCCGCTGCCTGCGTTGCCGCCCACGGGGTTGCCATCGTCGTCCCAGTAGACAGGGGCCCACTGTACGATTTCTGCCGTGGCGGCGGGGATTTCCCACACGCCGGTGATGGCCAGCTGACCGAGTCCACCCCGGGCCACGTCGGTCATGCTCACGCCAGCCAGGGTGCCTACAACAACGACCTGCCCGGACTTGACGTCCGCAGCGGCCGTGAAGGGGATGACTTTCCCTTCCTGCACATAATTTTTTGCCATGATCTATTCCTCATGCGGGGCGGATGGCCGCCCCGTCGTTATGGTTGCTTAGGAGCCGGTGCCGGCGCTCTTGCGCAGTCCTCGGTGATCCAGGGCGCGGGCACCGACATCGAGGCGCACATAGAAGGACTTGCCGTCGATGTCCGAAGCTTCCGCTTCTTCGATCACCGGCTGCTGCATGCCATCAAGGAACATGACTTCGACCGTGTCGACCTGATTCGGATCGGCTGCCAGATACCAGGCCGTCTTGGAGTTGGAGTCCAGACGGGCTTCCACCACGGGGACCAGCGAGTTCTGGAAGGGGTTGATGACCCCGGAGTTTTTCTCGCTGTCCGTGCTGGCCACGGAACGAAGCAGCACGTCGGCGCTGGTCTCAAGCGCGGCGGGCACGATCAGGAAGCGGGGCACGATGTTCAACACCGCACCGTTCGGGCCAGTCTGCTTGCGCATGTTTTCGCGGCCGTTCGAAACGCCGGTGGTGCCGAACACGTCGGCAGGGGATGCCAAGTTCGCGTGATCGGAGTGGAAGAGCGCCTTGCTATCGTAACTCATCACCTGGTTGCCGGTCAGGATGTAGTAGACGATGTCGTTGATGCGCCTGGACCCGGCAGCGCCAAAGGCCATGGGGATACGCAGCAGGGCGTTCAGATCGTCATTGATGATGGTCTTGCGCGTGATCGAGAGCTTTCTTCCGTAGGTCTTTATCTGGTTCGCTTCTTTAAAGTCCGAGAAGGAACCGGCGGTGTACTCGCCATGCTCGTTGATCAGTTCCAGACTCGGGGCCTCGGAGAGCTGCGGGCGCTCGCTCGGCTTGAAGTCCGATGCGTCGGCGACGGAGCACCATGCCTGCCATGTGCTGGGGGCCTCAGTGTAGGCCTTCTGCATGACCTTCGAGGCTACGTTGCTGAGGATGCCCGCGAAGTCGCTGGTGGTGTGCATGCCCGACAACCGAACGACGCCCAGGGCCACGCCTGCAAGCTGGTTGTTGGTCATCGTGCGGGTCGAAATGCCCATGCGCTCCAGATACTCGCGGGAGAGTTCGCGGAGGGTGCGGCCGCGCAGCTCCTGAGCGCCAGGGGCTGGCTTCTCAAGACGCATACTTCCGCGCAGGCAGATGGCGTCTTCCGCAGCGAGGGTGAACTTTTCGAGCTCGGTGCGGCCGGACTCGGTGATGCCTGGCCCCATGGGCGGGTTGGAAACGCTCATCAGGTCGACCATCTTGAGAGTGGCCTCCTGCAGAGTGGTGCATGTCTTGACCAGGTCCTTGAGCTTTGCCTCGTCAACGCCAAACCGCTTGCCGCTCTCCATGAGCTTCAGCACGTCCTGGCCAGACAGCTCGGCTTTAGGCTGCGGTTCAGCAGCTGCGGGCGCGGCCAATTCCTTGGCAATGGCATCAGGGTCCAGGCCAGCCATAAAGACGGCCGCTTCCTGCTCCGTGGCTGCCGGGTCGAGTCCCAGCTTCTCCAGGAGCTTTTTCAGTTTCTTGTTCATACGAACCTCCGTAGGCCCTTTCGGGGCAGGGTTATCCGCAGCCATGGATACGGCCGCGGTATCGTCATCTGCCCCGAACGGGCAGAAGCTGGTTTCAAAAACGCTGGACTCGGTCCAAACATCACACGGGCCGGTCACGGTCTGGCCGTTGACCTGCATGGTCGCATCCTTGGCGAGCTGCACGATCTTCTTGGCCTGGACGCCGATGGAGGCCTGCCAAGGGAACGACTCGTCAGCCAGGCCAAGGACCTCCTTGGCGGCGTCGGTGATCTTGGAAAATGCACCAGCCACATAAAAACCATTCTCGTCTCCGGCGCCCTGATCGATGGTGCCGACGATCTGTCCACGGTTGTGGTTGAGCAGGGCGGGCACCTTGGCCTTGGCCAACTTCATCCCGGCAAGGTCAATCACAAACCGGCCCCAGTAGCCCCAATCGATGATCTTGCCCGTGTAGGCCAAGATGGAGAACCGGCGCGGCGCGGACTCTTCTTCTGCCAGCGCGGCCAGTTCGACGGGCGCGGACAGGGTCAGCACGCCCTCGTCAACGAAGGCTGCCAGCTGCTGCTGGTTCCAGGCTGCCGTGCATCCTGCCATGGCCTGGGCTTCACTTGCGCCGCCTTGGGCTGCCTCGGCTGCGCAGCGCTTCAAAAAATCCTGCTTGGATTCTCCGAGATTTTTATTGCTTTTCTTGGGGGGCATTGCCGTCTCCTTGTGTTTGCGCGGCCGTCGCCTTGGCGATGCGGGCCTCTTCGCGGTCCAGCTGATCCTGGATCTCGTCAAAATCCACGCCCATCTCCGAGCAGATCGCGCGGCGGGTTGTGACTCTCATGGCAAGTTTTTTCTCGGAAGCTGTGGCGTCCTTGGTCGGATCGACCCAGGGCCAGCCAGGTGCCTGCCAGCTTACGGCCACGTCGTCAGGGCTTACGCTCATGCGGCCAGTGGCGTATTCAAGATCGAGCCAGGCCTTGGTGATGGGGTCGCACCAGCCGTCCTGCAGGAGCAGCTGCTGGCCGATCCAGCCGCGCCGCTCGTCAATGGATGCGGAGCGCTCGGAGGAAAACGAACTTTCGGTGTAATCGTGGGAATAATTTCCGTAGCGCAGGCCAAACCCCACGCTCTGATCCTTGTTGGAACTCTTGACGTAATCGGCATAGGGGCTGCTCGGGCGCGATGCTTCGGCCACCTGGATCTCGGTCCCGGCGGGCAGGGTCTGGATGCGTCCGGTATCCAGATATTCGGAAACGCCTGTTTGCGCTCCGCCGGTCGCGGCCCCTTCCGTCCCTGGCCGCTGCGGAAACTGCCCCGCGCCAAACTCCGGGATGTTGGTCTTGATGAAAATTCCAAATGCGCTGGCAAGGCGGGCGGCTACGCGCTCGGACGCTTTATATTCGGACAGGTCGCGGATCTCCTCCACGATGGGGGCAAGCAGGGATACGCCCCTGGTCTGCGACGCACGCAGCGGCAGAAACAAATGGACAACGCGGGAGGCCTCCAGGCGTTTCGATTCCAGGGCCACGCCGGGGAGATAGTCGCCGGGATGCGTTGTCAGGACGTGATAGGCCTCGACGTCGCCGTACTGGTCGAGCTCGACGCCGCGCCGGATGGCCCGACCGTCGCCAAGGTTTCCATCCTTGGATGCGTCGAGCAGATCCTGTTCCAGCATCTCGACACGCAGCGGATTGATGCCAGCCGCAAAACGGCGTTTGTCGATCCACAGGTTGCCAAAGATTTCGCCGTCCACCCACCAGTGGCGCAGGGCCAGCTTTTGGGAAAAGAGGTAGAACTTGTTGATCTTGGCCCAGCGCGCAAACGCTTTTTCCAGATCGTTCAGCGGCGCGCCCGTTTTGGCGTTCGCAAATTGCGGACGGATGCCGGTGTGCACCACGTTTTCGCAGATTTTGCGCAGGGCCCCGGACACGTTGACGTTGTTGCGGTCAAGGGAGCGGGCTCTGGCCACCAGGGCGGCGGCGTCGGTGCGCAGGATGGCGTCGGCTGATTTTCGGGTAGGGCGCCAATTGGCGTTGTGGTCCGAGCCTCCGGCTCCGATGTACGAGGCCAGCGCGGCGCGGTTGGCCGCAAAGCGCATGGCGGTCTTGGGGGCGATGGCCCCGATGGCGCGGGCCATGATGCGGGTCCACAAATCGTGGCGCATCATCCCCTGCCTCCGAACGTGGCGTGAGTGTACCCCACGCCAGGCGTCATCATGGCGATGCGGTGTTCGAGCTTTTCGATTTCGCGGTTGATGGTCTCCAGGGCGGCGGAGGATCTGGTCGCGCCATCCGCGCCATAGCTGGACCCGGATGTCAGGATGCGGTCCCGCTCGGCCTCGTATTTGGCCAGTGTCGCCTGGAGAGATTCAAGAGTTGCCATGCCCATTCCTTGTTGGTGCCCACGAGAAGTAGGCCAACAAATCACGCAGCGACGGCGTCAGAGCAAAAGAAAAATAGGCTTGCTGGTAAATTACCAGCCGTAAAAACGGAAAAGAACAATCACTTCATTGCGTTGCAGCAAAAGCGAAAATCAATTTGCAAAACGCTAAACCACCTCAATGTCCGAGCACAAATATTCTTTCACCCCGCCAGACACGAGCACGAACGCCCGCCACCTGCCGTCAACGCCTTGGAATGGCGGGCTCGCCGCAAACCCTTTTTCCTGCCAGGTCCGCCCGGTCTCGTCATCCCGCACCGGCACGCGGACCCGGTCATGGTGGCGGACCTGTGGGGCCTGCTGTTCTTGTAGCCCAAGGCCAGCGGACCTGACCGCAAGTTCCAGAGCCGCAGGCGTTGTCAAAAACAAATACTTCTCGGACTCTGTCCGCATCCACTCCCGATCGACCTTGACCCGGTACAGGCCCACGGGCCCGCCAAAATGCGTGGCGTCGTAAAGCCGCAGCTTCAAAGCCTGCCCGCCCGCAGTCTTCACGCTGATGCGAAGCTCCGGATTCTGCTTTTTACTTTTCATTTTTTAACCCCTTTTTTGCGTAAATTTTAACGCATTGTGGACGAAAAAATGGGCGGGTGCAACCCCGCCCATCCACTTCTAATTTAGCAGGCGCGCCCCTCGGTAATGGGATCTGCTGCTTTTGAAACGCTCGAAATACTTTCCTATCTGCTTCCCAAACCAGATCAGGGATCGCGCCTTGTTCCCATTTTCGTCGCACCACGCACAATAGGCGCTGTACAGGCTGGCCCCCTCTATCACGTCGGCGTCGTCCGCTGACTCCAGTCGTTCGTCCACAAACCGGCGCACAAGCTCTTCATCCGCTGTGGCCACCGTCACGGCGGACTTTCCAGCCACGCTTTCGCACAGGGATATGTACCGGCTGAGAACGTCCACTTCGTGGGCCGTCCCTTCCGCTTTGGAAATCTGCAGGGCAATGTTCATCATCTGCACCCGGTGCGTTGCCCGCAGCGAGATGCCCCGCGCGAGAGCCTTGAGGCCTTCAATTTGCGCTTCCAAATCTCTGTCCCGTTCCTCGGCCGTAGGAAGTTCGTAACGGCCAACCTTCCTGATTGCCGGGAGCACCTCAGAAGTCACCCATTTGCGGAAGGTTTTAGCCTGGGGTTTGCGACTTCGAAAAATCAGGGCGTAAAGGCCGGACTCAGAAACAGTCAAAACCTCCTGTTCGCCCCCAAGGGTATAACTATTAGTTACACCCTTTTCATCGTCATCAAGAGAAGAAACAGCCTTGCTGGCGTTTGTCAGGTCCAGCACCCGGCAAACATCTTTGGCCACAAACCACGGGTCGCCGTTTTCATCCTGATGCACGCGCACCAGTTCGTCTTCAAACACATAAGGCGTGATTCCTGCGTTCATGGCCGTACCTCCTTTCGCAAGGGATAGCGAACCTTGATGTTTTCTTCCTGGAGACAAATGGAAAGTTCGAGCAGCATGCGCGTGGCAAAGGCAAGACTTGATCCGGCCAGCTCTTCGAGCATGTGGGGCGGCGAGGTTTTGGCCGCTTGGAAAATGGCCGTGATGACGGCGCGGGCCTCGTCAACGACCTGGGCGGCGTCCACGTAGTTCTGGTTTCTGTTCGGGCGGTTGCTGATCTGGGGCGTTCCGCGCAGGGCGCGCGGCTGGGGCAGGGCAACGAGTTTGGCGGGCATGGGATACTCCTTGAGAACTTTTGAAGGTTCTTTGGCATCTCCCGAAATGGAAAATGCCGGGTGTTCAAAACAGCTCAAGGAACTGCTGGTCGCCTTTAGGCTTGCGCCCTGGACATTGCGACCACACCCGGCAAATAATTTGCGCTCCGCCCGCTGGTTACCGGGCATAAAAAAAGGCCATATCTGTCGGGTGGCGTTTCCGCCTTGAGGTGTTTTGAAGCACCGTGGCCAATAGATATGGGAAAATTCACATTGATGTCAAGAGGTGCTGCCCGCGACTCAACCTTCCTGCAAGCTCTTGATCCCTTCACCGATCGCACACAGGATGCATTCAGGGTTCGAGCATTTGTGGTAGCGGACCCTGAGCCCTCCATCCTCGGGCATGACCTTGTACGCGCGCAGCCTGGTGGCACCGCATCCAGGGCAGACCGCACCGTCCCTGCTGTCGTAAAGCACTCCTGTCCGCGCCATCTCCACAATGAGGACAAACCGCTTTGTGGCCGCGTTCATGCACTTCTCCCAAACATCTGTCTTCCTCCGGTGTACGGGTTGACGGACGGCGTTGGCGGCGCAGCAGGGAGCGGTGCCGGCTCGCTCTCCCACATCTTGATGCCGAGGATGTCGGCCGCGATCAGCGCATAGTGCGCAACGTCCCACGCGTGGTTTGCCTTGCCCTTGGGGCAGACCCAGTATCCTGTCTTTTCGTCCTTGTATTCGGCGCACATGCCCTTAGCCCAATCGTCCGAGATCTCGCCATGGTAATGCCACGCGCCCGGGTCTGTCGGGGCTACACGCAGGCGCGTGGACAGCTTGTCTTTCCAGAATGTCGTATGGCCACGCAGGAGTTTGAGGCCCCCCGGGAAGGGCTTGTTCGTACCCGGGTAGCGCAGGATAGGCGTATAGGCATACTTGACGTTCATGCGCTGCACGCCCTGGTAGGGCAAAATGAGCCCACGGTGGGCAGAGCAGAAATCATAGACCTCTGTCGTATAGTGCCCCATGGCATCGATGATCGTCAGCTGCACCGGGTAGATCACCCCATCCTCGTCAGAGTACGCCTCTTCCCAGAGCACGCGCCTGAGCGAGTCGAACGCCGGGTGATAGCGCCACGGGCACTCCATCCCCTGGGGCCGCGTCTTGACCTCCCAATCAACGGGCAGGAAGCCTTCGCGCACGGACCACGTTTCTTCCGCAATGCCCCATCCCTGGGCGCGAATCTCGTACACAAAGCCATTGTCCTGGGTGTCGACCGTGGCCACCAGCGCAGCCACCTGCCCGCCGCCGGGAACAAGGCCCCTGGGCCTGTCGTCCTTGAGCGCAAGGATCGAATCCTCGGCACGGACAGAATGACGCTCTTCCCAAGGCTCGCCTTTGAAGTTGTTCTGCAGATCCTTGGCAATCGATTCGTCCTTGGTCTGCTGGAAAGCCAGCGCCTTGGACGCAACCTTCGAAAGGCTCGAAAAAGGAGAGACCCACGCGGGGATATGAAAAGCGATGACCATGGGCGAAGCGTCCCGCAGATGCTCTTCCAACTCCTTGCCGGTGACATCGTCACGCCACACGCCACGGCGCAGGGCCATGTCCCGGTCCGCGTCGGACCACTGGGCGGCGCAGTGCTGGCACTCGTACCAGGCCAGGGCGCGCGATTCCAGGGCGACAGGGTCGGTCACGGCGTCCGGCCATTTGATGCGGTCAAACTCCATCAGCAGTTCCGTGCCACAATACGGGCAGACCACATGATAGCGGTACCTTGCTTCCGCAGCCTCCCACGCCGCGTGGATGCCCACGTTCTTGAGGGTAGGCGTGGACAGCTTCCAGATCCGCGCCTTGCGCCTCCAGGTCGTGACGCGCTTTTCGGCCAGATCCTCGGAGGACGCTTCGCGCTTGCTGGACTGGTATTTGTCCAGCTCGTCCATGATGAGGTAGCGGATCGGCTTGTTGCCCAAGCGCGCTGGCGATCCGGACCAAGCCATGTGCAGGGGCATGTGACGCAGGTTGATGCGCATTGAAGACAGATCGTCCGCAGCGCCGGTCAGATATTCTGACAGCCTGGCGCTCGCCTTGAGCATCGGGATGATACGGTCCACGGCGTTTTCGCGGGCTGTCAATTCGTCCGGGTAGACGTACAGGGCAGGGCCGGGTGCGCGATCGATGGCGTAGGCAACGCAGTTGTGCACCGCCTCGGTGCCGCCGATCTGCGGGGCCTTCATCATCACGACAGTTTGCACGGACGGGTGAAATGATGCGTCCATGATTCCAGCCAGGCACGGGTTGGCGGCGTTTTTCCACTTGCCCGGCAAGGACGAGTTGTGGACTACGCGGTGTCCTTCGGCCCACACGCTGACCCGCATCTGGCGTCGGCGCCTGAAAACAGCCCGCTCGCCTTTGCTCATGGCGAAGGCCCAGGACTGCTTGCCAAGGGCCAGTACCTGCCTGGCCGTGTCTGGATGTAGCCAAGAGGGGAGACGGGCGTGGATGCGTTTATTCTTCGACATGCTCTTGCGTCTCGGTGATACTGACCGTGAAATTGATTGGCCGTGAAAACTCGTTCAGGGCCTCGTCCAGGTGCTTTTCGATTTCGCGCATGAGATCATCGGCGCGGTTCTTGTCGCCGCCGGCGGCCTGGATCAGTTCCGGCGCGGCCACCTGCAGGGCGCTGCGCAGCCCGACCGACAAGGCCATGGCTCGCCCGGCCAGCTCCAGGGCGATCTCGTCACGCAGGACGTATTTGCCCTGCTTGACCTCTCGGTCGAAGACGATGCTTATCCGCTGCTCGCGGATCTTGATAAGCCCTTCTTCCTGCTTTTTTTTGGCGAGGTCGGACATGTCCTCGGATGCACGCGGGGAGATGTCCAACGCGTCAAGAGTCTCCGCGTACCTATTGACGTGAGACAGCTTAAATGACCCATCCTTTTGCCTGCGGAGATAGCCAGCCTTGATGTCCTTGTAGAGCTTGGCGCTCTTGATTTTGCGGGATTCCTGCAGATAGGCCAGCACCGCCTTGACATCCGGCAACGACGACGGGCCAGGGTCAAGGCTGACGAGCAGTTCTGACAACCTCGATTCCCAGGATTCCAGTGCCTTGAGATTGGCCGGAGTCTTGGCGGCCAAACAGGCCCGCCAAGCATCCTGATACCCGGACGCCAACAGCTTGAGCTTGTTGTTGTCGGGGTTGTCCTCAAGCGCCTGCTGCACCCGCTGCTCAAAACTCACGACGCGCCCCCGCACCCGTGCACAAACTCACTCGGCTCAATGTCCGCGCGGATCTGTCTATCAGCCAGTTCCGAGAGCAGGTTTTCAATCTGCCCAGGAAGATCCTCCAGGGACACATCGGGCAAGGCGCAAACGTCCCGCACGCCCATGATCGCGCGTTCCGCCGCGCTGCCTTTATTTTTGGCATCCGCCAACTCTTCGGCCAGCGCCCTGTTTTTTTGCGTGAGTTCAGCCGTGTGCTGTTCTTCCTGGGCAAGGGCATCCGCTAGGGCGGCGTGGTCCGCATCCTTCGCCCGCAGCGCCGTGGACATTGTGCGCGCCTGCTCGGTCTTCTCTTCCAGTTCCCGCACGATCTCGCGCATCAACTTGTCTGTCATGGGCTTGCCCTGCTTGAGGGTGTTGATCAGGTCTTGGGTGGTCATTGATGTTTATCCTCCGCAGCCAGCGCGGCCCTGATCTTGTCGCGCAGCTTGATGGATGTTTCTGCTTGGATCGAACCGAGGGCCTCAAGAAGCAAAGCCTCCAACATCACCACGCGGGCGCTGAGGGTGGAAAGCTCATCTTCGCATTCGTTTACCGGGAGCTCGTTGACCATGTTGCCCTCATATTCATACGCCATCTTTAAAACCCCTCCGCGCTGCGCATGGCAGCGCTGTTGCAGTTTGCTCGGACCAGGGCCGCAGCCATGGGCGGGCAGACAGAAT